AATGTTCTGAATAGTTTAATCATGTTCTCGCAATGTTGAGTTTCATCAACAATAGACCAAGTAACGATTTGACCCATGCCTTTCATTTTCCCATGACGAGGGAAATTAAGTAACATGATAAACGAACTGAATAATTGCATACCTTCCGTAAAGGCAGAAAATACAGCGATATGAGTTGCGGTATTCTCTTTTGTTGTGTTTTTAGCACTAATGTCCATGACATATTCATGCTTCTCCTTCATTTCTGCGTATGCTAAGAATTCGTTATATGTAGTCTCTGGCAATCCAAGAGTTTCAATAAGATGTGAGTATGCGGCAATATGCAATGCTTCACGAGCCGCAAAGCCTAATAACATCATTCTAATCTCTGGTTGTTGGAAGTATGGTAAATAGTTTTTAACATATCCACCAGCAACGTCAATGTCACCTTGAGTGAAGAATCTAAAGATGTTGGTCAAGAAATGTTTCTCACCAGGCGTCAGTTTCTTCTTCCAGTCTTTCACATCTTCAAGCATCGGAACTTCTGTATGAAGCCAATGTGATTGTTCATGTTTCAGCCATGCATCATATGCCCAAGGATAATTGAATGGCTTAAAATAACTTCTTTCTTCTGTGAGTTTTTGTTTTTGTTCTTTTATCATATTATTTTATTAACCATAAGTATGTTGCGATAATGTTGACAATCAAAAAGTATCCATTCTGAAACATCAACGGTTTGTTTTTGTGTGATTTATGAAAATCATGTAGTAAAATTGCGTGGGCAATTACAAAGCACGGAAAAGAAAATTTCAACCAAGGTGCTTGTAATGCCACAGAAGTTCCACCAAATATGAATAATGCAGTTGCTACCCACTTAATATCAAATTTCATATTATCCTTCACATGTTTGTTATTTCATTCTTTTTAATCTTCTTCGTGATACCTAGATTTATCCAAATCTTTTGATAATCCTTTTTTCACAAATTGAGCGTGACCTGAAGGATCATGTATGTTACCTGCATCATCTTTGGTCCAGTAATGAGGAATTTTTTTGTTTTCTTTACTATGCACAGGATGATTTTCAATAAATTCTTTACGATGTTCTTTATTATTAAAATCTTTACCAGTTTTTTTAAACTCATTTTTCATATCTTTAGTAAAATCAGCTTTTTCATGAACAGCATGGTCTGCATGAAAATAACCTTTCACCAAATGTAATTTAACATTATGTTTTTCTATTGCATGATGCATTAAGTCGTGACAGGCTGGACCACAGTTATCTCTTTTTCCATAATTTTTAACTCCAGTTTTTGCACCATGTGAAGTTTTGTCTTTAATAAATGATTTTACTATATCAGATTCTTCACATAAAAAATTCTTAAAAGTTTTCATATTATCCTTCACAAGCCAAGCAGTCATTACCTTGAGCCACTTGAGTCATATCTAATTCTTTAATTACTTGACGTTCAATACGTTTAGACACTTTATCTGCTTTACCAATCTTTTCTGAACGGCAGTAGTACAATGTCTTAACACCTTTTTTCCATGCTGTGAAATGAATTGCATGAATGTATTTAATATGTGCATCTGGACGGAAGAATAGATTTAATGATTGCGATTGGTCAATGAATTCTTGTCTATCTGCGGCATGTTCAATAACCCAACGTTGGTCGATTTCCATTGAAGTCTTGAATACTTCTTTAGTATAATCATCCATCCAAGTTAAATGTTGTACAGAGCCATCATTAGCAATAATGCTAGACCAAATATCATTATACTTATCCCAATCAAATGGTTTAATTGGATTTCCATCCATCACATGTTCAGAAACAACTTTATCTAACCATTTGTTCTTATTAAGGAATGAACCAGATAAGGTATCTTGGCGATATGCGTTTGCACGATAAGGTTCAATACTAGGACTAGTATTACCCATGATAATGGACGATGAAGCATTAGGAGCAACAGCCATGCAATGAGAGAAACGTCTTCCAGTATTAATAGCATCTGGAGCCTCACCACGCTCTTTTCCAAGTCCAAAGTTTGCATCATCTAATCCTTGTTTAATGTGTTTGAAGATTCTAATGTTTGCCGCTTTTGCCATAACTCCTTCAAAGGCAATATTGTTGCGTTGTAGATAAGCATGAAAACCGAGAGCCCCCACACCAATGCTACGCTCTTGACTAGCAGACCATTTGGCTCTAGCGATAGTGTCAGGAGCATTATCAATAAAGTACTGTAATACGTTATCCAACATCTCTGCCACGTCCCGAAGAAAAAGTTTATTATTCTTCCATTCATCATAAGTCTCCAAATTCAATGAAGATAGACAACATACTGCTGTTCTTTCTTCGTTAGTTGGTAAAATAATTTCAGAACATAAGTTTGATTGATGTACTTTCAAACCTTTATCTTTCAACCATTTAGGTAGATGTCTATTGCTTGTATCGATGTAGTGAATATATGGTTCACCAGTATGCATACGAAGTTCTAAGATTTCTTGCCATAATGCTTTAGCAGAAACAACTTCACGCAATTCATGTGAATGTGGATCAACTAATTGCCAATCATCATTTGCTTCTGGATCCAACATACAACGTTCGATAATTTCCATGAAGTCATCTGTGATGTTGATACCATGATGTAGATTCTGACATCGTACATTAGGATCACCAGTTGGTTTTCTCATTTCCAAGAAAGCGATAATATCTGGATGGGATATATCCAAATATGCCGCATAGCTACCTCGTCTAGTACGACCTTGACGATATGCAAGAGAACTCGCATCATAAATCTTAAGATGAGGCATAACGCCAGTAGATTTATCATCAGCAGAGCGAATACCAAACCCAATACCAACTCCACCACCATACATGCTGAGCCAATTCGTTTCCGATAAGTTATCAACTAATCCCTCCGCGGTGTCTTCAATATAATTTAGAAAGCATGAAATTGGCATACCTCGTTTAGAACGACCAAACGACAGAATAGGTGTTGCGTAAGATAACCAATGTTGTGATGCATAATCATACAAACGCTGTGCATGTTCAGGATTTGAACTAAATGACTTTGATACAAATGCAAAACGTTGTTGTGGAGAAGTTTCATCTTCACGCATATATGATTCTTTAAGTCGTTTAAGACCAAGTTCATCAAATAATTTATCTCTTTCTAAATCTATCTCAATACCAAGATAATCCATATTTCTACCTTATTATTATTTTTTTGTGAATTGTTCTAATGATGGTGGTGTCCAACCTTCTGGCTTCAATACTTTCCCATCACCTCTTTTGATTACTTTTTCTGTTTCAGGATCTATCTTTTCTAAATTTGACCTTGCTACTTCATGCCATGCACCCGCAACATCAAATCCTTTCATGTAACAATAACCTAGAATTACCCAAATCATGTCCATGCAAGCATCTAATTGTTCTACATCATTTCTATGGAATCTACCATCAATGTATTCATTATATTCTTCACGAATAAGATGATGATATAAATCAACATTTACGTCATTTCGTTCTTGGTCACATGCTTCGATGAACTTAACTACGTCACCATACATATTTGGAATTTCTTTGAGTTTGAATATTGTGTGAACTAATTTGTCAATTGTTTCAAAATCTCTCTTTTCACGCTCATTTGCTGTCTCCAAACGTCTTAATAAAAACTGTTTAACTTGTTCATCAGTCGCTGGTTGCATTACATTGTCATTATCACTCACTTAAGAACTCCTCAATCATAGGGAAAATTGATTTGATTGCTTCTGCACATGCAAGTGCAACATCACGATGTTCTTTTTGTGTTCCATTTGCACTTCTTAATTGTATATAGTGTACCCAGGAACGAAGAGTTCCGTTCATATAAAGACGAGAAACTGTGATGCCTTCTGGTAATACTGCTCGTGCTTGTTCTTTAGCAATACCATTTGCAATTGCCCAATCATATGCTGTTTTAGCAGAATCAATTACATTATTTTGTACTGTGTCCCATGCATATTGAATATCTGCATCTACACCTGAGATTGAATTTTGACGATTTTTTGTATCTTGTAAACGTGCTTCTTTCTTTTCCCAACCTAAATCAGCTACAGCATATCGTTGAGAGAATTCTTGGAATGAAAATGAACGATGTCGTAGAATTTGTCGTGCAATATCTCGTGTGGTTTCAATTTCTAGACATACATTGACCATCTCTAATGGTGACCAATGTTGATGTTTGATTAGATAACGTACCAACTTCTCGGCAGTATCTGTATTATTTTGATTTGCTAGATTCGAAACACGTGCCGCAAAAGCAACTTGTTCTAATAGATTCTTACCATCCGCACCTTGTGAGTACGATACCAAATTCACTTTCATATTTTTCTCCAATTACTTAATTCCAATGTTAATCTCAATCCACTAAATGTATACTTATCTATCATTTCCATCAATTCGGTAGATGTTTTACCATTTAATATTTGGTCATTTATATCTTTACTATCTGTAGATTCTGGTAACACACAAATATTGAATCCATCATTTGCAGATTTATTCATCTGTCTAACAATTTCTTTATTTCTAGGCTCATTGTCATACACCAAAACAACATCTTCAAGATTCAATTGTTTAACTCGTGCTAAGTCTGAGTCTGCTGTTGCAATTGCATTTGGAATAAACATAGAATCTATTGGTCCTTCTACAACATAGACTCGTTTACTTCTATCTATTCTATCTAATCCAAAGAATTTTGTAACATCTCTGTTGACTGATATTGTTATATATCTAATCTTTGAATCCGATAATGCTCTACCTTGAAATGCAATAAGTTCTTTATTTTCATCGTAGAATGGAATAATGAGTCTTGGATCGTTTTCTTTTAACCCATCCTTATCAATTTCCAGCGATTCCACGAACTTTTTAAAGTCCTCTGCATAATATAACTCCGAATGAAAATTAATCGGGATTTGACGGGTTAAAACGTATTTCTTAGCATAATGTTCATCAGGCAATTCCGCTATAGAAGGTAAATCAATTTTCTTCTTGAATATTGGTTTTGCTTTAAATTCATCAAATGTTGGTTTAGGATAATTATTATTACCAGTTTCACCATTCTTATATCGTTCTAATGAATATTCTTTGACAAGTGATGAATCTACATGTCTTAAGAAATTATAAAATGTATGACTTGCTCCACAATTGTGACAGCGATAGAAGTAGTCGTTACCTTTACGATAAACGAATCCTCTTGATTTTGTTTTGTTTTTTTGTGAATCACCGCATAGTGGACATCTAAAATTGTATAAGTCATCGTTCTTTCGAGCGAATCTATCCAATCTTGGAGATACTAAGTGTAAAAATTTTCTATCAATGTATATGCTCATAATGTAAAATATTATCACAATTTAACATAAATGTAAAGTGACTAATTAAACATTACCTATTTTTTGAATAGCATATCAATAATATTAATGTGAGATACTAACCATGATATAACTACAATACCACCAGCAACCATCCATTTCCATTGAAGTAACTTATCAAGAGATTCTTTTTCTTTGTTGTTGTGGTCTTGCATTTCTTTTCTGAGTGATTTTAATTCTTCCATTAAACGCAATTCAGATGCTTGTACTTTATCTAATACTGTGTCAATTCGTTCATGAAGTTCTTTGATATCAGATTCCGTTTCTTTTCTTCTAGATTCCATGTCGGTATAGACCTTTGCAATGTGTCTGTCGTGTTGATCCACAAGTTTCTCAATAACCTTATCCATCTTGTCACATAATAGTGTCAAGGTTGTTATTTGTTGTTTCAATACACCAACATCGATTTTAGTATCGATACAATCAGGTGATACTGCAATATGTTGTTGATCCCCAACAGACATATTATTTTTTCTTCACAGGAATAGCAGTTGCATCATCAAGTTTTTTGTGAACTTTGATTGTTTTGCATACTTGAGTAGTTTTACCTTTAACAACTTTTGCATGACAAACTTTAGAAGTATCTGCCATAGCTGTAGTTGAAAAGGAAACGATTGTAGCTAATAATGCAACATATAGAAATTTCATATTATTCCTTATAATTCTGGTTGAGATACTGTTGGTATTGCCGCTTTACTATTTAGTTTAGTAGCAGGTGCAGGAGTCGCAACAGGAGTTGTTGTTGATGTTGAACTTGTGACATCAACTGTTATTGATTGTGCTGGTGCAGGAGGTGGTGGAACATATGCACCACCAGCATTTGCGCCAGCTAATTTCTCTTGAGTTCTACCAAATGCGGCAATACCCAATACTGCACCCATAGCCATATGAAATAGTCCAGCACCTTGAAGTGTCAATGGTTGCCATTGAGTTTGAACACTACCATGGTCTGATGCTTGAATTAAACTCCATAGAATTGGTGCAATCACAAAATCGAATGTACAAATACCCATGTACATCCAACCCATCATTGGGCGCCACTTACTATTCATCCAATCTTCTTTTTTCTTTTCACTTTCACTCATAGTTACAGGAGTTGAGTCTGGCATTTTTATCCTAATAGACTTGCTGTTGTGATAACTGCTTGCAAGATTGCATAGTCAGTTTCATTTTGTTGCTGGTCATCTACTAATTGAGCAACACTTTGTTGAATTTGAATATCATCAACTAATTCTTTGAACTCGTCAGCAGAAAGTTGACCAGCATCATATTGTTGTTTGTATGTATCAGCTTGTTGTGCTAATTCTTGTAATGTCATCTTGGTTTCTTTCCTATAATAGTTTGAACTTGTTTTGCAATACTATTTATTGTAGTAATTTTTGCTTTACAGTATGCTGGAGAAACAGATTTTTCAGAATTCACTTTTGTATAAAATTCAGTAACTAATGTATTCATATTCTTAGAAATTGTTGCAACATTATCATTATGTGGTGTTAATTCTGCATAGTTAGCAAATAATGCAACATCATGTTTTAATGTTGAAATTTGAGAAGTTGAACAGAATTCATCAGCATTATCAGTTTCAGTTCTAATTGTATTAATTAATGCATATTCGTTTGCATCATATTTTGCTTGTACATAAGTTTCATACAAAGCACATCCACTTAATTGACTTAATAGAATGCCACATAAAATTAGTTTTTTCATATTATCCACCTAGAATTTGTAATGCTTCTTGAGTATATTGTCTACGTTCTTCTAGTCCAATAGTACCACCATTAATAATTTTAGAAATTTTATCCCAATCACCTGCATCTGCATGAGCATTTAGATTGTGTGATTCCCAAAAGAAACAAGCTGATTGAACACAGCCTTCGAAAGTTTCTAGATAAGCTGGAACATCATCAATATTCATTTGAAGTGAATCTGCAAATGCTTGATAGTTGTCACGACCAGTCAATTGAATTAATCCTCTACCACAGAATTTAGCACCATCACCAGATGCTTCATCACCATTACCCATACGATTAGCATATGCACGATTAGCAATCATGTCTGGCTGATGGGCATATTGTTCTGCGATTTCATGTGTAGGAAAATGACTTGGCCATTGATGCAACAATGACTCAGCTTTATAATTCAAATTCTCTTTGATTGCAGTATACTTACCCGATTCTACTTTAGTTTCACCCATGAATGCCGCGATTCTATTAGGTGTAGTAATATCATAATCTGGTAAGCAATTGTTCAATGCTTCTACCCAATGTTCTGCATATTGATTATTTCCAATAATTGCTTGGAATTGTTCTATTGAAATTGTCATTATTTTACTCCATCAAAAACTTTTTTGTTGTCTGAATACCATTCAATGAAGCCATCTAGTTTGGCTTGACATTCGTAATATGTACCATAATTAGTATTTACTGTTAAAAGTAAATTACTTAGTGTCGCTTGATCCATTTCCTGTAGATCCGGACAAGGTATCATCAATGTCTGAGGCGCTTCTGGAAATTTGATTATGAGCGGCTCTGTTGTGCAACTCGATAGCAATAGGAGGAAACTTACACTCAGCATCAATAACTTGAGCGTTTTGTTGAATACTGTTAGCATTATTTTTCACCTTTTCTTTAATACGTTGAATCTTTGTTACAGTTTTTGTTTCAATTTTAGTTTGAATTTGTTGAGATTTATTTTCAGCATCAGAAATCTCTTGTTTTAATTTAGCAACTTCATTACGATGCATCATCTCATTACCATAACTACCTTCAAGATATACACCAATAATAAGAATTATATATCCTAAAATCTTTGGTAATTTACTATATGGTGATGTGATTGGAAAATATTTAAATAATATTCCCATCACTAATGATACTGCTCCTAATAATACAATTGCATGAACAGCTAATTGATACCATGTGTCTGGTATTAGACTTAATAAAAACATCATTTATTCCTCACTTCATTGGTGGTGTTCTTCTACCCATTGATATTAAGATTGGTCTACGCTTTTTCTTTTTCATATTTACAGCAGTAGCACTAACTGGATCAGTAGATGTATTTGTACCAGTTACGTTAGTTGGTCCAGCAGAACCACCAACAGCACCAACGCCCATTTCATTTATAAATTGTTTATATGATTTCATCTACAATTCCATTTACGTAGAGATTTATTAATTCTTGAATCTGGATCTCTTGCTGTTTTTGCTGAAGTTAAACGAGATTTCATTCCCTTCATTCTTGCACAAAATGATTTTCTTCTTTTTGCAGATTTACTTCCAGCTTTTAATTTTGATGGTGGTGTTGTAACTGCTGTTGATAATTTTGAACCAGGATGTTCTTTTCTATATGATGCTACACCTTTACGATTCAATCCACCTTCTGGATTTTTACCTTCTTTTCTTTTCCATGCGGCAGACTCTTCTAATGCCTGTTCGTAATCATCAAAATTTTCATATTCGTCTTCATCAATCTCTTCCATGATGGTATCGACTTTTTGAACTTTACGAACATTTAATCCTTTAAATGGTCCTTGTCCTGCATGGTCAGTAGCTTGAGCAATCGCATCTTTATCATTTTTTGCTTGAATTAATAATTTTGCCATCCATTCACCGTTATCATTTTCATAATGAGCAACGTGGGTATGTTTGACATTATCTTCATCTAACATTTCATAGTATTCAATTTCATATTCAATATCTTCTTTTGTGCATGAGCCTTTAGAATATGGTTTCTTACCTGGAACAGGTTTATATCCAGTCCAACATCTTTCACCAATATATTGTTTAAATGTTTTCATTATAGATTCCGTAATATATTTGCGACATTCATATCAACAGGAATTTCATCGACAACGATTACTTTTCCGTTAATACTTTTTAATGATTCTGGCAATAAGTTGAGATATAATAAAAATGTCTTTAGAACATCATAATCTTTCTCATCCACTTTGTAGAACAATATTCTCGAAGTAGCTTCTGCACCAAAGACATTATTCAATAAAATGATATGATTTAAAATGAGACGTTCTTTAAGAGTTTTTGTGACTTTATATCTTCTGAGTAATCTCTTTAGATATTTTGTTCTCTTTAAGTCACCTTCAAACTCTGACATAATACAGTTAGGCGATTCATACGCCTTAACTGCATATATCATAAACGTCTCATCATTCAAATCATCAATCATAATATTGATAAACTACTATAGACCAGTGAAGTATGTTTGTGAGTTACTTGTATTACCTGACAATGTATTAGCCGCAACTGGATTAGATAATGCAACAAGCACTTCAGTTTGTACACGACCTGCACGACCACCAGTACCTGTGATAACTTCTACCCAACCAGCATGTGCTACTGCACCTTGTGCTAAGTTTGCTGATGAATATCCATTAGGGAATACTGCATTAGCTAAACGAGTATCTGTTACTAAAACAGTATTTTTGTTATAGTTAACTTCAGATGTTTTGTTTGTATTGTATGTAATTCCAGTATCAAACTCAATAATTGTACCACCTGCTGTAGTATTGAATGTTGGATTTGCAAGAGTAATGTTATTACCAGAAATGTATTGCACTGAGTTATTAGATGCAAAGAAACCTGGAACACCATTGCCTGCAAGACCTGTACCAAAATATACATACTGTCCTACTGATACACCAATGTTGGCAACGTTATTGCCAAAACCATCATTGTATACCAATGTTACAATTGTATTACCTGATGTTGTATTATTTGCAGTTGCTAAACGAATAATTTCTCTAGTCTGTCTTTCTAGACTAAATCTTGGTTTAGCTACCGCTGAATCTGTATTTCCCCATGTTGGCATTTCTATCTCCTTTAATTGCCTATACTGCTATTTATTGTTATTTTTTATCTGACTTCTTATCGTCTTTTTTGTCTTTATCTTTGTCTTTGTCTTTACCTTTAGTGATATCAGGTTGACCAGGACGATTACGCATCATTGGGTCTAATTCAACAACATCTCTGTCTTGACCCGTTAATGTTCTCCCACCAGATAAAGTTGCGGCAGCCTGAGGTTTATTCTCACTTTTAGATTTCTCTTTATCGTCAGGTTTTTCCAACTTTGGTGCTTTACCATAAACTCTTGCTGGATCTTTCTCTTCTTTATCTTTATCATACATTTCTTCGGACATACTTTTCTTATGTCCTTTGACAATGCTTTTAATCAACTTAAATGCTCTGCTTCTTTCAGAAACACGAGTTAATGTGCCTTCTGGTTCATCATGTAATACTGACTCTTTTTGAGTTTGTAATGCATGTTCTTTCCATTTACGGAAAGCATCAGTTCTTGCTTCTGCGGCTTTCTTTTGTTGGTCAACATACTTAGGATTTATACCTTTAGACATAAGATACTTATCAATCAATGAGTAATGTTGTTTGATAGCATCAGTCTCATACATTCCACCTGCACCAGACCACTCATAATTGCTTTCTTTAGTCAACTTATCAGTCGCTTTAGCAATTCCTTTAATTCTACCTTCTGGTGATTTAGCAGATCCAGGTGCGGCCGCATTGAAAGCGGCTCTAGTTCTCACTGATTTAGATGCTTTCTTGATGTATGAACCTAAAGTATTTTTAGATAATTCATCAAGTTCTTCAACTTCTTCTTTTTTAAGTTTAATATTCAACTTTTTATCAGAAGGACTATTTGATGTATTTGCATTAGAAACGAAATCAGATTGTGAACCACATCCAGCATCCATGTTTGGATCTTTGCCTTCGTTAGTTTTCTTACGGTCATTTACATTTCTAGCAACTGCAACATATCCACCATAGGCATTATCGTGTCTATCAACAGCACGAGATGCGGCTTTATGTGTTTTATATCTGCCAACTACACGTTCTTGTTTTCTGTGATAAACTTCCCATGGATGAGTTTCGTCTGTAACTTCTTCATCTAAATTTTCATCTTCTGACATAGGACCAGGATGATATTTTACTTTAGTGCTTTTGAAATCTGCACCAGGACCAACATCATCTTTCTTACCACCTTTGATACGACCACGAAGCATGTCAGTAGTTTTTACTGAAGGATCAATCTCTTCTTGTTTAGTACGAGTTGATGCCCAATTTTGATACTCATGACTTCTAGCTAAAGCCGCTTTCTTTTGTTGGTCAACATACTTAGGATTCTGTCCTTTAGCTATCAAATAGTTGTCGATAGAAGACTCTTGAATACCAGCTTTTGCTGACCAAGGATCTTTAGGATCAGTACCAAATGTCTCTTTGACCTTTCTTGCGGCCTTAATGAGTTTTTCGGATGTCATTCCAGCTTTACCCAACATATTAATTTCCTTTAGTCAATGCTTTGTATAAAGTTTCTTTTGCCAATTGTTCAGCTAAAGTTGGTTGTTTAACTTCAGTTTCTTCTTTATGCATTTTATTTAAACGTTCAACTTCATGTTTAGCTGTATTATGAGCATCTTCTTTATCATCGTAGTGATATGATACTGGACCTTCGCCCATGTGCTTACCATCTTTATAATGATGAACTGTATACTCATTATATTCTGGATTATGTCTCACTTCAGCGTGATGTTTTTGTCCTTCTCCATAAGTCTTAACTTTACGAGTACCAGCAGTTGGACTTACACGAGCCTCTTCAATCGTTTGAACAAATTCATTGAATGACCATGTAGATGATTCTTCTTTTGTATATTTCTTAGCGGCTTTGATTACACCAGTATTACGTTTAGATAATTGTGCTTTCAATTTAGCACGTTCTTTTGGATCAGTTGTTGCACTAATCTTTTTGTGTAATTCATTACCTTGAGCAAAAGATTTGTGTACATATGATTGTAATGTATCTTTTGACAATTCATCCAATTGATTGAACTCTTCTGATTCCATGAATGCTTGTAAATCATTCAAGTCGTATTGGTCTAAGTCAATTTCAAGTTCTTCTTTTGCTAATTTGTCTGCCGCCATAGAAATGCCTTTAATACGTTTTTGGGCATCTTTATTATACATTTTAGAAATAATGCTATAGACTTCTCCTTTTCTTGGATGTATGGTGTCTTTTGGTAGATAACTTCCGTGTTCAAAATCTTTTGCAATTGAAGTATTTACTCTTACTGAACGAGATGCTTTTTTAATATAGTTGCTCAAAGTTTTCTTTGACAATTCATCAAGTTCTTCAACTTCTTCTTTCATAAGACCATGCATTTTTTTCAAATGCATTAATCCTTTTTTAGTGGTAATTGTATGCATGGCATTATGTTCTGCATCACCGAATGTTGGATGTACAGATGAATGTACTTTTTTATTATTATAGAAAAAATGCACATGATGAGGACCTGATAATCCTTTATCATCTGTATGATGTACAACAGCAGAAATGACATTATCTTTGGTGTTGTGCATAATCGCTTCAATTTTTCCCTTATGTTTTTTTAATTCAGCATTGACATTAGGATGAAATTGTGAAAACTCAGAATCTTCAAAAATTTCAACTTCTTCAGATTTCATGCAATCTTTTTTAACCATTTTCTTAACTAGTTTTTTATCTTGTGCTTCATCTGGATGAACTTCTTCAGAACCAGCCGCTTCTGCTTTCAATTTAATTTTGAAACTAGAATGTTGATTCTCTTTACCACCTTTGATACGACCCGCTAATGTGTCGGTTGTTTTCTTTTCTGCGTCAATAGCTTCTTCTAATGCCGATTCATCAACAACATAATCCTCTTGCATTGCTAATTTAGTAGCAGTAGCATACATTACGTTTTTCCAACGAGCACCATATTTTTTCTTGAATTCATCAGTTTTGCCTTTCATAGACTTAACGATTTTTTCACGTTTAGTTTTTTGTGAATCAGACATATCTTTTTCTTCGTCCATGATTTCATCTAGGACTTCTGATTTCTTGTCACCCATTGATTCAATTAATTTATTTCTGAAATTTGCATAGAAATCATGTTCTTCACCATAAACTTCATGAGTTACTCCACATGCTTTCATGAATTTGTGATGGTCAAATCTTGGATTTTGTTGTGCAAAGATTGCGGCATGATGACCAGCTAATTCTTTACGTTTGTCATGACTATCATGAGCACGAATTAAATCTGCAACCATTTGAAAGTCTTTGCGTGTTGCGGCTTCTTCGATTTGCTCTAAGTCAATCTCTTCATGATGCATTTTTTTCTCATGACCTTTGACTTCTTTTTTAGCAATTTTCTTAGCTTCTGGTTTAGATACGCATTTGCCATCTTCACCCCATTCTTCTGACTCTTTATATTCAGTACCATAAGTTCCTTTATGTGTACGAACTGAGTCTTGTCCTTTGATGCCAGTACCTTTTTCAGCACGTTCATCTTCTTGCTTATCTTTGATTGCTTGTAATTTTTTGCGTCTAGCAATAGCTTCAGCATCAGGAGCCGCAGGTTCAACCTTAGCTTCCAATACAGAATAAACTGCATTAATCATTGATTGAGACACTTTATCTTTCACCCACATATTAATTCTCCTGTTTCTTTTTCTTTTTGTTAACTATTGTTTTGATGTTATATACTGGATCTTTGTAAGTCACAAGTGCTTGATTGTTGCCACCACCACCTAATACGCCACCTAGTCCAACATCTATTGCACCTGGATCGTCAATTGCTTCTTTTACTTTTGATTTTCTTATGTCTTTGAAGTTTTTGCGAAGTCCATCTGCGGTATCTTCTAAAATGTATTTATCATTCGATTTATCTACATCTTCACTGTATCCTGGATTACCTAATCCAGCACCAGCGGCCGCACCTTGAGCACCCGCTCTACTATCAAATTCAGGTCCCATTCCTGGTGTTCTAAGACGTTGATTTGGCGATGAAATCCATTTAGATTTTTTGATTTTATCTTTTTCTTTGTCTTTAGTAAAGTTAGGTTCTTTTGGTGGTGGATTAATCTTCAACGTAGGTTGTGACGATTCATATGTTCTAAATGCATATCCAGAATTACTTTTAACATCACCATCTTTAACTGAATCTACTTTACCAGCTTTTCTCAACATTTGCATTGTTGGAGAATTATTTTCAGCATGAACTTTGCCTAACTTAGGACCAACTTTCTTAGGTTTAAACTCTAAGTATGGTTTATTTGATTTTGTTGCATTGATGTCACTTTTTAATTTATCAATAGAGTTTTTGACTTTATCGTCATTAGCTTTCTTCTGGTCTTTTAATTTTTGTATATTCATTTTAACTGAATTAATATTGCCAGGAGTAACTAGTTTTTTTCTTTTCACAATACTGTTTTGTGAAATTTTATCAACATTACCTTTAACTAATGTTCTATCTGCTTCTTTTAGAAAATCTCTTTCCCAAAGAATTGAGATTTGTTCATCTAAACTAATTTTGCCATTATTCATCATCCAATCAATTGCATTTTCAGACAATGATTTTGAATCTAAGAATTCATTAATATGTTCATATACATCAGTCAAACATTCTTCCAATACTAAATCATCTCCATCATTGATGAATAGATTGAAGTCTTCAAATGTATTATAGAATTTAACTTTATTTTCTTGTGCTTTTGCCCATTTCTCATATCGAATAGACTCTGCAAACATACGTTTTAATGTTTGATTACGTGCTTTGCTTACATCATTTGATGTTTCAACGTAAACCATCATCGTAGAATATCCTAGTTCTTCTAGTTCTTCTTTGATTGATTCAACACGTTCAAAGTTATCTGCTGTGCATGAAATAACTAACGGTGAGCGATTACGAATTGCTTCCCTACGGAAGTCATTGCTTTGTTCTGATAGTTTTTGTTTGTCCATCAAATAATCATGTGCTTGAACAGAATTTAATTCTACTGCACGTTTTTCTGCAATACCTTGACGAACAACAATATCTTTGCCTGACCCTGGTCCACCTGCAACAAAAATTGCTTTGAATAGTCCTCTATCAACATTTTCGTTGATTCCCATACCTCTACGAGTGTCATCATACATTCTTTTTGATTGAACATGTGACATTGTGCTTGGAACTAATTTTCTGAATTCAGAATAGTTTCCATCTTCTGCATGTTGTCTCATCTTAGTGGCAGAAACACCTTCAATGCCATTAGACTTTGGATCACGAGTACCAGCAGATTTAACTTCAATCTTATCGAAGTTATGATATCCATCTTTACCATTATTTTTTTGTAGAATATCATTAAAGTATTTTACTCTATCAGCACCAGCAACCATAATTAAATGTTTATGTCCAGCATCATTTAATTTCTTAGCATATTTAAGAAATGTTCTGCATTCTTTTGATGATGTTTGAATGTTTGTGTCTGGAAAACAATGTTTTGCATGTTTAACTTTAGCATCTAATGCAACTGGATTATTTTTAGAATCTTGAGAGTGTGACAATACGATGTGATGGTCTACATCTTTTTCGTCAGCCAATTCTTTAACTTTGTTTACTAGTTTCTCATGTCCAGCAGAAATAGGATTCATGCGACCAAATGCCATAACAACTGGATTCAGTTCTTTTTCTTTTTCTTCTGCTATCTGTAAAAATGATTTCATTTACTTCTACCTAAAAAATTTCTCTTGCTGAATTCGTGTCTATGAATTAATTTATTTGTTTTACCATTATGATGAAATACATATCCTTCTGGATTTGCTGGTTCACCATTATGCACATGGTCATAATCTTGATGCTGATTTAGTGTTGATACTAATACATTTTTTGCATTTTGTAAATGCTTATGCATCTTTAATAAATTATCATAATGTTGTTTATTTGCTTTGATATGAGAAATGTGTACATCCAATTCTTCTCTTTTAGCATTTTTAGCTTTTTCAGTTTTTAATTTTTCAGTCATATTATCATATTTTTTAGAGATATGATTGATTAGTCCTTTGTGTGAAGGCTCTTCATCACTCTTAACTGTATGATTTATATATGTTTCTAGATGTCCACCATTTCCTTGATGACGCTTAGTTCCAGCATACATTTCTGATCCGAATTCATCATGAATATCTATGGCAGATTGAAGATGGTCATCAAATTCTTTTTGTGATTTTTTTCCATATAAAACTTTAGATGTATCATATGATGGATTGATGTGATGAACATCATCATGGGCTTTGAAATTATTGAAATCGACATCATGATTGGATTCCATTTTAGAAATAGTATCACCTTGATATCTTGAATGTGTAACAAGTCCTAATTTTGATTTCTTTACTTTTTCTACATCTTGACCTTTCGGAACATAAGTTAGTCCCGAAAAGTTTGGTGCCATAGTAACATCTTCTTTGAGAGTTTCATCTTTACCATACATGAAATCGCCTTGATATACACCACTCTTTGGCGCAATTTTATGTAAATGTCTTAATGCATATTTTAATTTACTAGCAAGATTTGGTGTATTACCATGATTTCTATCAACATCATGTTCAGTATAGTTTATTTTTGGATTCTTATTGAATGCTGATTTAGTAGCAACAAAGAATTGTTTAGTCTCTGGATGACGACCATAGATGATAGATGGTGATCCATCAAACTTTGTAGAAAGTTCAGATGTGTGTTTTTTTGCTTTGATGTGTTTGTGCGCGCCAAGTAGTGAATCCACTGCTTGATGAAAGCCTACTTCACCAGATTGGAGAGGTCTATCTTCAACATGAGTGATGTGTTTATTCTGTTTAGCTTCTTCAATTAAGAATGATTTAAAAGATAACATAAATTCCTCGAAAATACAATACGCTGTGATTGTTTAATTATTTAGTATTGAATTAATTTATCTATGATATCTGTTATTGAATAATTGGGTTCAAATCCTAATTGTTTGAGTTTTGTGACATCTAATACCATATTCGTTGCTTGTACAACTTTATGAAAATCAGCAGTTTTAACTGATATGATATTAGAATTTGATTTTGCTTCGTCTATTGCATATTCAATCAATGACCTAATTGACCAAGAAAGTCCATTACCTATGTTATAAATCTCATTAGTGTTTCCTTTTTCCATCACCAATTTAATTGCATCAACAGCATCATCAACATAGATATAATCCCTAAATGCTTCGCCACCATCATACAATGACACATCTTCATCATTTTTAACAAGATTAATCATGTATTGAAGTGCATTTTTCTTCTTAGATACTTTTGTATCAGTCTCACCTAATACATTAGCAAGTCTAAGAATGCGATATTTAATTCCAAATGTTTCGCAATACGAGATTAGTAATTGTTCTGCGGCTCGTTTTGTGATGCTATAGAATCCCTTTGGATCACAGTATGAATCCTCTTTGGCTGGAAGAGGAACATTACCATACACAAACCAAGAACTAACAAAATTGAACGTGACATCTTTTCCCTTACAACTTTCAAGAGTTTTAATTAATGTAGTTAAATTTGTATCAATGTCCAAGTATGGATTTGTATGCACATTATAGTTGTCGATAGTTGATATGAAATAAAGCACATTATTAGACTTTACTTCATAATCATTTCTATCATTAACTATAACATTGGGTGTCATTTCACAGAAACGACCACCCACAAACCCAGCACCTAATACGTTTACTTGTTCCATGCAATACAAACTTTCTCAATATAATTCAAAATGTTTTTATTATATAGTGGTGAACATCCCAAGAAGAACACATTACTTAATGCTAGATTAGAATTTGGATATTGCTTATAGTCATCAAGATGTCTATATCCAGGATGCATTAGAATATTACCAGCAAAGTAATTACGAGTTTGAATCTTATTATCTTCAAAATATTTAACTAATTTTTCTTTATCTGCTTGGGTTTCACAATAGATTGGCACACCAAACCATGATGGATCAGCATTAGGAGTAGCATTAATTACTCGTGCTTCTGGAATATTGTCTTCAATAAACTTCTGAATTCTATTCTTATATGTTCTACGAGATTCTTCTAAGAAATCAAACTTTTTCAATTGCTCAATACCAATAGCACCTTGCAAATCAAGAGGTTTTAAGTTATAACCCATATTTGAGAATACATATTTGTGGTCAATGATTCCATCGTATGAATTTAACCAGTTATCGAATCGTTTTCCACATTGTCCACATTGTAATAGATTATTTGATCCAACACAGTAACATGCTCTACCCCACCACGCAATACTCCGTGAGGTATCGATAAATTCTTCATAATTAGAGCATACCATCCCACCTTCACCAGTACTGATGTGGTGAGCAGGATAGAATGATGTTGTCCATGCATAGTAGTAATCAGTAATCAGATTACCATTCCATAATGTGCCCAATGAATCACAATTATCACCCAATAAGATAATCTCATGTTTATCACAAATTTCGATAATTTTATCCATATCAGGTGGATTACCTAACACTGGAGAAACAAAGATTGCTCGTGTTTTTGGTGTAATCTTTTCTTCAATCTTATTCACATCGAAGTTTAATGTATTCATTTCAATGTCAATGAATACTGGAGTCAATCCATTCTGTGAAATTGGTGCAATTGTTGTTGGAAAGCCAACTGGAGATACAATGATTTCATCACCATCTTGCCAATTGAATTGCTTCTTCATTGCAGTAATCAACACAAGGTTTGCAGAACTACCTGAATTGACCATCAATGAATGTTTGACATTGAATCGTTTGCTGAATTTCTTTTCAAATTGAGCAACACGTTCACCAGAAACTACCCATTTACCATTTAGAATAGAGTCGATTGCGGCATAGATTTCATTATGGTCCCAAAGTTGTCCAGAATATTGAACAAAGTCACCTTCTTTATAGTCATCATAATTCTTGATGTATTTTGGAT